GTCTTCGACTCATTCGTGTATCTCATGCCGATTTTCTCGAACCCTTCCGACATTGTGAGCTGGTTAAAGCTTGCAATAGCGGCGTGGGAAATGGATAAGACGTTGTCATCTCCATATGCAATCATGGACACGTTCTGGAAGAACGGAATATCGCGCGGCGTTGTCAAAAGGTATACGTAACGACAAGCAATTGAGTTATAGATTGAGTTGAGAATTGCCGTTGCAGGGTTTCCGGATGGCTGAGAATGGTTTACACGATAAAACATATCATTCACCAAGTGGGTAGATTGTGTGATGTTGACCCACAATTCTTTCCGGACTTTGGCATCTTCGTCGCTTCCTCCGCTCCAAAGATAAAATCGTTCAATCATGCGATAGATTGCCCAAAGAATATCCGGATGCAGGGTTCCGTCGTAGTTGCTAAAATCTCCTGCTACGATGTGAGGGTGGTCTGTCAACTTACGAGCCAGGATGTCCCATTCCATGCTTTGTGATCGAATTCCAACAGCGCTTTCGTTCTCAATTCTGTTCTCCATCATATATGCCAAGAAGGACATAAAGTACATTCGAAACATAATGATGAAGTCCATTGGAGCTGCTGCGAAGAGTCGGGGTTTTCGCACTTTCTCAGTTGGGCGAGTTTCGTCCTTTAGAGTATCAGTAAAGATGAAAGTTAACTGACCTCCTTGCTCTGCAACTTTGATCTTCTCTTCAATCTCGGCTTTCACTTCCATTGCTTTCGGTCCAAAAGTCCATTCGTCCGATCCAAACCATTCAGTTTTGCCTTTCAGTCGCGTCTGCTGGGAATACGGAAATCCAGCGGATGTTGATCGACAAATACCTGAAATGTATTCGGAGCCTTCTTTGCCCTTAACCGCTTCTCGGAAAGAGAGAACTTCAAATTGTGGCATACGTGGGAGCATTTGCTCATAATCTGAAACTGCTTCTTCAAGGATATATGGATCGATAATAGGAACATCTCCGCTTTGCTTAGCAACAGCTTCTTTCAAAATCGTTCCATTTGGATCGTAGCTCAAATAAGCCGGTTGATTGGGTGATTCGATGACAGAGTTGAACATCTTGGTTTGCCTGAGCTTTGTTTGTGTAGGACCAAAGTGTCGGTATGGTTTTCCGTTGAGCTTTGCTTTGCCAAGAAACAAAATGTTACCGTTTACCAATGGAGGGACGGCATCATAATCTTCACCTTCTTCATGGAGCAATTCTTGAATAAGGGGAACGCCATAAGCTTTTCCGAGCTCACCACAAAAATGAAATCCTACAATTCGCCGTTGTGCTGTGGAATCGTCCAGAACGTAAGCTGAGCCACAATCTCCAGGCGCTGAACTAATATTTGAAACGAAACCGCGGGCTGCAAACCGTTCGCCAGTCGTATCCAAATATTCATGATCAAGCGTCTTTTCAATAGTGCCAAACTTCAGTTCATTGGGCAAAACCATAACCAGTCGACGTCCTTTCAGTGTTTCATAATCATGGAGGTTCGTAAAGTGTTGGGTGATGTTTGGAAAACGCTGCATCTTGTCAATTGTCAAGATGCTGATGTCGTTCACTCCGTCGTTCCAGCCGTAATTCTGTTCGGTTTTTCTCACGTCCGACCAAAGAACGTCTACGCCTTTTGTTGAGCCATGTACACAGATTTTAAGTGTAACTGGGGAGAGCAATTCTTCTCGGTTCAAACGGAAAACGTAGTGCTTGTTTATGATCATCCTTTGACCACAAACCATCAGTGCCTTGATTGGATC